ACGTCACCTGACGTCGACCACTCTTCGCTGTGTGATGGCTGGGATGTAGAAGACTTTGAAAGAGATCATGAGTAGGCGCCCCGGATTACCAATGGCCAAGGTTTACCTTGGCCATGCGCGCTGGCTCGAGGCGCAAGGCCCGAGCTACAAGCACCAAGCAGCAAGCTGCAAGCGCCAAGCTGCAAGCTTGACAAGATTAAATTACAATGTTATTGTATCCTATAAACTAAAGGAGAATAAAATATGAAAGCAACAATAGAATTATTAGAAAAACAACACAACGCGCTGGTTCAGGTGATCCAGTTCTTAGACAGTCACAGACACAGCGACGAGCCGGTCAGGGAGGCTGTTGACAAAGTTTTAAATCACAGCGACGAGCTGTACAGAGATTCGGAAATGGAATTAACCAAAATAAGTTTGAAAGGATAATATGAAAGTAACAGAAGCAAGAAAGATAACAGACTCACTAACAAGAACGTCAAAGATGCCTGGCCTGAGCTACAGCCTGCCAGCCTGGGCCTGCCAGACTGGCGCGAAGCTCAGGAAGGTTAAGACCTCACCATGTTATGGTTGCTATGCACTAAAAAATAATTACACACGTTACCCAGCAATTAAAGAAGCACAGTATCGAAGGTTGGACGCTATCAACCATCCGCAATGGGTTGAAGCAATGGCTGCACAAATTAAACGTCAAAAATGGTTCAGGTGGCATGACGCCGGCGATGTACAATCTCACCAGCATATGGCAAAAATTATTGAAGTGTGTAAGCTCACACCTGACACGAAGCACTGGCTGCCAACTCAAGAGCGTCAGTACTTACCAGCACCTGAAGATGTTCCTGAAAATTTAATTATTAGGTTATCCGCTGCTAAGGTAGACGGGACCGCTGGCAACGCCTGGTCCCACAGCTCAACCGTGGTGACTGATGGAAGCCCCAGCTGCCCGGCGCCAACTCAGGGCGGCAAATGCAAAGAATGTAGAGCGTGCTGGAATAAAGATATAAAAAATGTTAGTTATGGTAAACACTAAGATGACACACGTATTTAGACATCCAAAATTTTATAGAATCCCAAGGGATAAATCGGATCAGGTCATTAGCAATGCTGAAGCGACGGCTGCAAGCGAGCGTGCACCTGGTCCGGGCCTCAAGCTTCAAGCGTCAGGCCACAAGCATCAAGCTTCAAGCACCAAGCGTCAAGCTTTCGAACCAACCTGTTCAAGCGCCAAGCGACAAGCATCCCAGCCAGAGTAACAAGCGTCAAGCTTCAAGCCACAAGCTGCAAGCTCCCTGATCCTAGAACCATGGAACATGGATATTGGAGAAGTTTTCTTGTGCAAAGGACCGAGGGTCTTTGCAAGGATAAAAGTGTTGGTTGGATGTTTCACGTGGAACGCAATTTGGTGGGGTGAAAATTTAAGTTTGTTACCTTTTGATACCTTCAACTCTAAAGTACAAAAGTGCCCAGAAGTATTACAGACCAATAGATCAGGAGTACCAAGTAGGCTATTGTTTTCAATTCGAATAAGCGAAAGTTGTTTAAAATTCTGCTTAACATTTTGATACAATTTAGCCTCTGGGCCCATATGTTTTTCAAGGTAACCACTGCACTTAATAATTAAGTTTTGGTGGTATAATTAAATTAGATTTTTTAGTTGTTTTTAATACAAGACGATGTGCACTATGCCCTTTGTGCCCTACGATTGGTGTGTTGTTTTCATGTACTTCCATCTTGGTAACCTTTTCTAAATAACCATTTATTTCTACCATTATGATTGCATTAGAAACAGCATTACCTTGTCTACTGCCATCGTTATTAGCTTCTGTGAATTTAGATAAAAATTCCTGCAAGTCTTGAACTCTCATTATTTTTTTATCTGCAACTCTAATAGTTGAATCTCTTCGTTAAGTCTATCAATTTCTTTCATCAACTCTCCATTTTTTCTGTCAAGTTTTGCTACAGCACTTGCCATTTCAATAGCTATTTGTTGTGCACCTTTTAATTTATTTTCATTATTAATATACAGACTTTCTCTGTCTTGATATTTTTTTAAGTCAGCTCTGTATTGTTCTGTAAGTAGTGTAAGATCTAAAGGACCTCTGTCTTCATTTGTTATTTTAGATTCATTTTCATGACTCATATCTTCTCCATGTTCTTTCTTGTTAGTGTATGTACGCTTGTCTTTCATGCTATTGACAATATAGAATAGTTACCTTAAAAAGTCAACATGGGAGTTCCAAAAAGATTAACAGAAATGCAAAAAAGATTTGCCGAGTATTTAGTATTTGGTGGACCTGAAGGGCCGGTCAACAAATCAGAAGCAGCCAAACTTGCAGGCTACAATGAAAAACGAGCAAGAGTAGAAGGGTCAGAGTTAACCAATCCCAAACTATCTCCATTAGTTGTTAAGTATTTAGATGAATTAAAAATAGAAAAGATGTTAAAATATGGTGTGACTTACGAGAGTCACATAACAGAATTAGCAAGAATAAAAGAATTAGCACTCAAAAAAAATTCTTTCTCCGCTGCTGTAAACGCTGAAACAAATCGTGGAAAGGCAGGAGGACTATACATAGACAGAAAAATAATAAAACATGGTAAACTAGAAGACATGACAGAAGAACAACTAGAAATGAAAATGGCACAAATTGAAGAAGACTACGCAAGTCTTTTAAATGATGATGCTGAGGTTGTTGAGGCAATTGAAGTTAGTGAACCTTTGTTATCTTCTTCACACAAGAAGTTGGAAAAACCGAACGCTCCGAAAAAGTAATAGACCCGTCATCATCAACATCATAGCCGGCAAAGATTCTTACAGTATCCTCGTCCTTACTAAACAACCACCCTTCACTTACAGGTGTTGCTAGTTTCATGTTCTTAAACTCACGCTCAGAACCCCAACCGCCTTCAGTAATGATGTCAATCCAATCTATACGTACACGCTTGTATGGAAACTTAACCTGCTGTTTTACAGTCTTAGGTTTTTCGTAGCTGTCAATTCTTCTAGATTTTTTTCTGGATTTCATATTCTGTATATGTATCTAAAAAAAATCAGTTTTTCCAGTTTTTTGTATCGCGCGCGCATAGGCAAACTGAAATACTGCACTAGGTGACAAAATAATCTGTCAGGTGACACTTTTTTTAACAACATTTTGTCTACCCTAAAGTCATATATACCAACACTTCTAGACCAAAGTGACAGAATGACATTATTTCTACAGTAGTTTTTATTTTTTTTTTTATTTTTTTTACCATACATATACAACGTCATAATGGTGTGGTATTTATACAACAATTGTGGCATAAATGTCACAATATATTCCTATCTGCCTTATTGTTGCCGTATTTACGCTCATATTCCGCCTCAATCTGTATCATCAGGTCCGTGATCCCTGTTTCGTCAAGCTTGACCACAGTCTCCATGGCCCGTGCTACAAGGTCCCGTCTGTACTTGATAGCCTTATTCCTGGTCTGTACTTCGTGGATTCCCCACCTCGTTTGATCCGTCATTAAAATCCTCCGCTTTCATTGGTGTTGTTCTTTCTTTCTCATCATGCATAAGTTCATTATACATGTCAATTCGTTTTAGTGCTTTGTGCTTCCAGGCCCTAAGATCAGCCCCTTGTGTTTTGAATTCTTGATAATATAGATCAGGCGTGCAGACCATGATAACTCCTTGCTTAATCTGACTTCCGTAGACGTAGTCGTGGGCCATGGCATACATTGCGATTTGCAAATAATAATCTTCGATCCATTCTTCCTTTTTCGGACGGTTAGCTTGCTTGAAGTCAACAATAGTTTCCATGCCATTGTGTAGACAGACAAGGTCTGTAGAGCCCGCGTATAGACCCGGATAATGTAATGTAACTTCCGAACCATAATACTCTTCCACAGGTGCAAGACCAATCTCAATAATTTTGTCGGCCATGGGACGCGCCTCTTGTCCAATCCCTGTAAGATCAACACAGCCAGTGCCGAGAATATAATGTTCCAGGAATTTGTGCATAACTGTCCCCCGTGAACTAGAATGATTTTTGATTCGCTCTGCGTTTTCTTCACCGACTTTTGCCTTCCATTTTTTTAAAAATTCTTGATTTTTCGTAGCGCCTAATATCGTAGTCACAGACGGAAGTCTATAATTACTTATCTCATACACCCTGGTCCCTGTTCCGGGGTCCGTGAGCTGTTTTCCTTGTATATAGTTGTATTTATTACTCTTCTTTATCATCGGTTTCCTTTTCTTCTTCCTTTTCTTTCTCTTTAACTCCAAATATTTCATCAAAATTTTTTTTATATAAATCATTAGTAGGTCTACTTCTACCATCATATTTAAACTTTTTAGATTTCATACGGTCCTTTCTTATTTACATTACGTCCTCTGTTAGTTGGTTTAAATTCCATCTTCTTACGTACAGATTCTTTTATAAACCCTCCATACTCACGTCGGGCTCTAGACTTACCAAACTGTGGTACCTGTGCTAGACCAAACTGTGGTTCAGATTTCTTTTTTTGTTTTTGTAAGACGTTTTCTTTCTCAAGAATCTCACGAATCTTTATGTCTTCTTTTGTTTCCA